TTATACCCATTGTTGATAGTAGTTCATTAACCACATTCAGAGTAAGTGTAAAAAACTTAGGAAACGCTCTTACAACATCATCTTCATCTTGGGCAAGTCAGTCTTTAAGTTCTTCTTATTCACCGTGGGCAGATTATGCTAATAGTGCAAGCTGGGCATCACAATCATTAAGTTCATCTTGGGCAAATAATGCAGCACACGTTAATTTGACTGGAAGCCAATATTATTTTCCATTTTGGTATTCTAATAAAGTTAATGGTTGGGAAGTTAACGGATGTTTAGATGCAATTCCTCCTGGTCAGTCGGCATTATACTATTATGATGGTGGATACTCTAATGTAATAGCTGCTGGTGTTGCTGATATGAATTCAGCTCCCGTACTTGTTACTTCTAGTAGACCTGATTATTACATAAGTAGTAGTTTTGATAGTAATGCAATGGGGTTTTGGGGGAATAATAGATATGGTTATGGCGGTCTTTGGAGTACAAGTCCTATTATTTCTACACAATTTGTTGGTACAGACCAAATAGAGTGGTGTTTTAGTGGTTCTGTTAATACTTCTTCTCATCAAACAAATCAAGTTTGGTCTGGAAGTTTATTAAATGGGTTTATGTCCATTATACCACCAACTGATAGTGGATTAGCTGATACATTCAACGGAAAATGGGTTCGTATTGTTTGTGCTGGAGGATTCCCTTCATATCCTCACAATATACCATCAGATGCCGCACCTTATGGAGAAAGAAACGGTCCCGATTCACAAGGTATATTTGGAAGAATGAGAATTTGGAGTAATGGTGGAACAGCCAATATTGCTTCTGTTGGTTCTAATCAAATAATTGACATGCACATTGATAGTCAAATTTGGAGTGGAGGAACTGAAGTTGATGTATTTGCATCGTCTCACTATGGATATGATTTTATTAGAAAAATTAGAATAAGTAAATTCTATCCTGAATATATAGGTGATATTAGAGATCCACTTTATTCTATAGATTTATTTATTGATGGAATAACGGATGACATCAGTGAATATAATCTTCGTCTTCAATCGTGGGGAGGAATATTATTTTTAAGATATCTAAACCTTGACCCGCCTCCTATAGTCTGTACTGGAAGTGCAGACCAAACCAAAGCGTCGTATTTAACGTTTCCTGCGGCTCCTGGACATTATGGTACTCATACATTAGACCAAAATTATTATATTCAGGGACACAATGTTGTTATTACACCTTCCTATAACGTTCTTACGGAAAGTTATGGTTATGGAACTTTTATTCCTATAAGTCCATATGCTTTACATACTGATGGAACCATAGATTCCGATTGTTATTATTGTGGCGACCATCAAGGACTTACTACAAAAGTTACTATCAGTGGTATAGATTTATATTTTTCAGGCGGTATTTTGGTTAGTGGTACATTACCACCAACACCACCCACGCCGCCAAGTTCATGTGAAGGTCCATTCTATAAGGGAGGTAATCTAGGTATGCCAGTGGCTCCAATATATTGTAATTTAGGTACTGGAACTGGAAATGTCAATTTTTATTATCTAGCAGGTAACCAACCAACTAGGTATATGATATCTATAGGTAATACATTAATTCTTGATACAGGATATAGATTCAATGGTTCGTCTTTTCAATTAAATACTGATTTGGCTCCTTATGGATCTTCTTCTAGTGATATTGTACCAAACGGTACTAGTGGAACTTTAACGTTTGTAAAAACAACAGCACAAAATGTAGCAACTGTAAGTGTATTTAGACCTACTGCTGGTGATTTGTGGCATTTCACTTTATATTGCCCATCATAATAATGAAAGATATAGTAATTTTTCATCATATTTAATCGTTTTGACTAGGAACGTTCTATTTATATAGATATGAGAAAAATAATAGAATTTTCCGAATGGTCTAGATGTTGTCCATCTTGTAATAATATCATTTATTATTCTACAAAATATAAAATGGATTATGCTACAAAATCTATATCCTTATGTCCTAAATGTAAATATTCCAAAATTAGTAAATCTCTTTTAGGAAAAAAATTATCCGACGACCACAAAAACTCATTAAAATCTGGATGGTTAAAAAGAAAAAATAAAGGATATATTCATCCGTTTTTAGGTAAACATCATACGGAGGAAACAAAAAGAAAAATGGTAGAAGCTAAACAAAAATATAAACCATTTTTAGGAAAACATCATACAGAAGAAACAAAAAGAAAAATATCAGAAAAACAAATTGGTATATCAAAGCCAATGAAAGAAGAAACTCGATTATCAATGATCGGTAGAAAATTATCAGATAATCATAAATTAAATATATCTTTATCACTAAAAGGTCATAAAACCACAAATGAAACAAAGTTGAAAATATCACAAAAAATACAAGGAATAAAACGAAATGAAAATACGAAAGAAAAAAATAGAATTAACACAATAAATTTAATAAAGAAATTAGGAATATCAAGAATATATAATCCAAAGGCGTGTGAGTTTATGGATGAATATGGTCAAAAAAATGGATATAGTTTTCAACACGCACAAAATGGAGGCGAAGTAGAAATTGCCGGTTATTGTGTAGATGGTTATGATAAAAATAAAAATGTTGTATTTGAATATGATGAAATCAAACATGAGTATAGTAAAAGAAAAGAAAAAGACCTAGAAAGAGAAAAAAGAATAATTGATAAGTTAAATTGTGAAGTTATTAGATATAGTGAAAAATATAATAAAATCTATAAATCATATCCTACTTATTCTATAATATTATGAATATAAATAAAAAACTATTCCCATTATTTATTTTACTTTCGGCAGTAGGATTGATTTCGGTTGCTGCTTTTTTTAGTATTGTTGGTATTTCTACTCTTTTTGCTGGGTCGGTAATTTCTGTGAGTATTATGGCATTATTTTTAGAATTGGGGAAAATTTCAGCAGCTACATTCCTTTATCGTTATTGGACTAAATGTAAAACTTATATTAAAACATATTTGACTGTGGCTACCATTGTATTAATGATTATAACATCACTTGGTATTTTTGGATATTTATCAGCAGCATATCAGAAATCGTCTATTGAGTTTGGTGTTACTCAAGATAAAATAAAAATAACCGAACAACAAATTGTCTTTTCTCAACAGAATATTGATAATTTGGTTAATTTACGAACGTCTCAAAATACAAATCAAATGAATGAATTTGTTGTTAGAAATCCAATGTTATTTAAACAATTTCAACAACAAATAGCTGATACAGATAGTAATATAGAAAAAGAAAGTAAGAAAAAACAGGCATTAATCGACAGTGTAAATACTCTTAAACTTGGTACCGCAGAGAAAAAAGATGTTCAAACGTTTAAATTTGTTGCTGATGCTGTAGGTCTTCCATTAGATACTGTAGCTAGGTGGTTTATTATAATGATTATTTTTGTATTCGATCCTATGGCCATAGGTTTAATATTAGCTTATAACGTGGCGGTATATAGAAAAGAAGATGAATCGGTATATGACGATGTAATACCCATTCTACCACCCCCCACCCCTATATGGTCCCCAAAAGATAAGATTATTGAATCAGAACCAATACCATCAATAATAACGGAACCACCAAAAGAGAGTGTTGTAATAGAATCAAAAACAGAAACTCCACCAGCAGCTCAAAACGGATTAACTGATTGGTTCAAGCAAATGTTCAAGTTTTAAACTTGCCAAATGCTCTTAGATATATTAAATTAAACATTAGAAATATTGGCATTTGAATAATTATCTAACTATATATGTCGCTGATTACCTTTTATGTAATTAACGATGAATCAATCAGATATAAACTATATAGCGGATCTGTTAAACAAGGCCATAAAGAGACAAGATTGGGAGTGCGTATCTGAAGTTCTTGAATATGTTCAAGAGTTTCAGGATGAACCCCAATATGAGGAAGAATAACGCATGTTAATTTTTGTTATATTATTATCGGTATTGTTAACAGCATCTATTATTGGAAACATCCTTCTTTGGAAAGCCGGAGAACGTCAATTAGCATCAAAAGACCTTTTAAGTAAAGAAAGGGATGAATATGCCGATTGGATATCCGACTGGAGAGCTCAAGTTCTAAAAGTGTGGGCTCACATGCAAATGCTTGATAATCAGCAAATGTTTGAAAAGGATGATGAAGTAGGTGTTGTATTCCGAGACATGAAACTTCTCATTAAAAGTCTTAACGACAGAACTCAAGAAGAAACAACTGAAAAAGAAGGAGAATAATCTTTCTATGAAGAAACGAAAAATCCTGAAGAAGCATTATGTCCGCAAATGAATTTTATATATGATACTAAATCAAATTATAAATACCGATTGTGTTTGGAAAAATGGAGAAGGAAATTGGTGCAGAAAATGTCCGATATGTAAATGTGAAATAATACACACTGGAAAACAAAGTAGAAATAATGCTCTTCAATCATATAAAAAATCCACATTATGTGAAGAATGTGGATATAATTCAGTATCTATTTCTGTGACCGGTAAAAATCATCCGATGTATGGAAAAAAGCATACGGAAAAAACTAAAATTCATTGGTCTAATATAAGAAAAGGAAGAAAATTATCAAAATCTACAATTGATAAATTGAAAGGAAGAATTTCTCCGTTTAAAGGAAAACATCACACCGATGAGTCGAATAAGAAAAATTCTGAAAAACACAAAGGAAAACATTTATCTGAAGAATCAAAAACCAAAATAAGAATATATACCATCGAAAGAATGAAAAAAGATGGTACCATGATTAGAAAAGATGATGGGTCTGATATTTGGTTTTTAAATAAAAATAAAGAAGGTTATAATTTTAGTCAAAATTTTTACATTGATGGATTAGGATATTGGGTGGATGGTTATGATAAAGAAAAGCATATTATTTGTGAATATGATACAAAATATCATAGGCGAAATTTACAGATAAAAAAAGATCTCATTCGTCAAAATAATATTATTAAACATTTTCAATCCATAAATAATCCCATAAATGAATTTTGGCGTGTAGATGTTGAAAATAAAGAAAATATATCTATAGTTTATAAGTTATGAAAAAACGAAAAATATTGAAGAATCATCATTTACGTAAATATAATAAAAATAAGGTTCACAAAAGACGTTATAAACACAGTAAGGAATATTTAAAGAAACATCAGACACGTCATTACAAAAAGAGAACTAAAAAGGTAGAAATACCACCACTTATATTACCCATCGTAAAAGAAAAACGTGGTAGAAAATCTCGTAATATATCGGTAGATAGGATGTATTTTACTCAAGAAACGGAAAATTCTATAATTGAATACAATAGTTCTATAGATGTTCAGACTAGAGAAGATATTTATAATAATAAAATCAAACGTCCATTTGAAAAATTGGTAGAAAATATTTTCAATACGTTTAAATTTAGTTATTTTGAAACGGGTCCATTAGACGTGCAAAAAGAGACAATTTCTCATCTAGTATCAAATATTCAAAAATATGACCAAAGTAAAGGTAAAGCATTTGCTTACTTTTCCATTGTAGCGAAACACTATCTTATTGCTTTAAACAATTCCACCTATAAAAGACGCAACCAACACGTAGAAATAGGTGAAGAGCATGATGAACATACGGTTCAACTTCAAACTGAAGATAAACATCATAAAGAGGCTGAAATGAAAGAGTTTATGAATCTTATGATTTTATTTTGGGAAAATAATGTTGGTAAAATATTCACTAAACAACGTGATCTAGATATTGCTAATGCTGTGATAGAGCTTTTTAGACGGTCTGATAGGATTGACGCGTTTAATAAAAAGGCTTTGTATCTTTATATTAGAGAAATATCAAGTTGTAAAACACAACAGATTACTAAAGTTATCAATAAAATGAAACAATATCAAACAAATATTTCTCATTCTTATATGAATATAGGTTCCATAAATACTGAAAATTACATAAAAGTCTAAGGAATCACTATATGTTTCTATTTATAGGCATATGGATACAGATTTCGAACTTTTTCAAGGAAAATCCTTTAGGGATTTGTGTAAAGATATTGTAGATAATCAACATAGCCGCAAATTTCAAATAGAAGTTTTAATCTCAGAATTACGTCCTATGATTAAAACCGGCAATGATGCTATGATCATTGTCCCTCTCATAAAACAGTATATTGATGCTGGTATTTCTAATGATGAACATTTAGTAAAATTGGCTCAAATTTGTCAGAGACTTATAACAGCTCAAGCACAAGCCGAATCAGCAGGCACTTCATTTGGTCTTTCTGAGGAAGAAAAGAAGGAACTTATTGGAAGTATAAATGATATTCAAAAATCGGATGCTGTTATAGTAAAATCCATCTCTAAAAAGGAAAAGGAATAAATTATGGGATATTGGGATAGACAAACCAGCCGTTCTTCACCTTCATTAGATAGTGTGTCCATGCATTCCGGAATAAAACTTTCGGGTGGTGGCAATCTATCCGATGCTTTTTATGAAATAGAGCCAGCGGTTGTGTTGGATATTATTATTGATAAAAATCATCCATACTTTACAAATAAATACATCAGAGAACAATGGCCTATTAGTGTTTATGATAAAATGCCAGACCAAGGAGATTTAGATTATACTTGGGTGGGTAGATGTTTGGTTAGACTTCTTTATAATCAAAGAGAATTGGAAAAAGAGGATTTGGTGTGGGCGATGCCTTTGGAATCTAATTCATCGGAATTTCCTGTGATGAATGAAATTGTGGGGGTTGTGTTCCATATGGGACAGTATTTTTATACAAAAAAGATAAATCTATTCAATACTCTAAATGCAAATGCTGATTTTAACATAGAGTTAAGTTATGGTGGTTTTAGAACCGGACCAAATTCAGAAGTTCAAGGTAATCGTGAACTTGACCAACCAACAACCCCATACAAAGGACCTGAATCTAAACTTAATGAAAAAGGTAATACCGGATATCATGGAGTTTTAGGTCGATATTTCAAGTATAATCACAGAATACGTGCTTTAAGACGAAGAGAGGGTGATTTAATCATTGAGAGTAGATTTGGACAATCAATACGATTTGGTACCTATGATGACGATAGAGGCAAAGATAGTGCCAGTCCTGATAAAGATTACCAGGATAAAGGTGGAAATCCGTTTCTTCTCATTCGTAATCGACAACGACCTTTGAAAAAGATTGGTGAGTCGCAACAGTGTTATGAGAATCCCGATATTCCACCTGTGGTAGGAACACCAACTGAAAAAAATGTTGGTGGATATTTTGACAAATATGCTGGAGAAGATGTTAATAATGATGGTTCATCTATACACATTACTTCAGGTGCTACATTAAGCGATTTTCATACGAATTGTTTCAAAATAATGTGGGGAGATAAACCAGAAGAACAGCCAAAATTTAATGGAGATACAAAGTTTAAATTTCCTGAACTTTTAAAAGACCAAATAGTAATAAACACCGAAAGACTTATACTTTCCGCTAAAAAATATGAAATGTTTTCATTTTCTAAAAAGAGAATGGCATTTGTTACTGATGATGAATATACCGTAGATGCTCATAATCAAATGATTTTCACTACTAATACCAAAATAGTATTGAATTCGCCAGCGATTTATTTAGGAGAATATAACAAAACTGATGAACCTGTATTATTAGGACAAACCACATGTAATTGGCTATATGAACTTTGCAATTGGTTGTTGGCGCATACCCATTGGCATAAACACAATCACCCTGATGGTGTTCCCAGTGAGGGAATGACAGGGAAACCGGAAGATGCTTCGCCAAATCAAACACAAACACCTGTTCAAACGGCTGCGTTGATTCTGTTACAAAATAAATTGGATTTGTTGATGAGTAGAAGAGTATTCGTAACTGGTGGTGGATTATCGCCAGGACAGAATGGTGGTAATATAACAAATGGTTCACCTCCTGTAAAAATTGATATACCATCTGGTGCTGGATGTCCTGGAGTATTTAAAGGGTTGGATTATCGTCAAAGTGCTGCCGCGGCGGTGGCTACGTTTAATTCTGCTCTAAATAAAGCAGATGCCATTACCGATGACCCTAGTAAACCAGATTCTCAAAAGGTAGCGGAATTGAAAACGCTTTCAGCAACAGATAAAGCTACAGTAGCTAAAGGTGGTGGATGTGGAGGGAGAAGTGCTAGTAGAACAGGAATATTCTCATCTCAATCATATGCTCCTGAGAGCTCTGCTGAATCAGCATCTAGACAAGCTGATTTAGCTAAATGGGATTATAGGAATTCCCTTTACAGACAGGCAGGCATTGTAGAGTCGAATGGCAATCCGCCTTCCGATGTTGCTGTAAGTGATTGGACACAAACGGTTGTTGGCACCTTTCAATAATTGATGGTGCTATATGAAAACCAGTGATATTTATATACACATATGAAAGCAATAGAACTAAGACAAATTTTACGTAAAATCATAAGAGAAGAAGTAGCGGCTGAAGTAAATAAAGCTATGGGTAAAGTATTGGTAGAGATGGTAAAAGAGATAAAAACATCCAATAGACCATCTACAATAGTAGAAGAAGTGGAAGAAGAAGAAACTTTGGATGTGCCTACCATTCATACGAGGGACCCAAAATTAAATTCTGTATTATCTGAAACTGCTAGACATTTTAAACCCAATCAAAGGACTGCCGATTCAGCAGCAATGGGTCTTGCTGCATTGATGGAGGGTGGATTTGATAAGATTGGACAAAATGAATCGGTTGGTATTGAACCTCCTGCTACTAAATTGGATTTTCTTAAACAAATGGTGGGACCATCAGGTCCCGCAGTAATGAATCAACCATCTGCTTTAGATGGTGGTTCTGAAGTGCCTGATGTTCTTAAAAAAGTATTCAAGAAAGATTTTAGAGCGGTCATGAAAAGAATAGATGAACAGAAGAATGGTACGGCTAGTGGTGGATACATAGACCCATCCAGAGTTATAATGAACGGATAATATATGGGCACATTTTTAAATTTTGCATCAGTAGTAAATCCTACGGCTGCAGTTTCTATAGGGATAACATTACCTATACGGGATGGAAATAGTGGTTATTTTGAACAATCGTTTGATACTCTTACGCAAGTAAAAACCAACATTCTCAATCTTTTAAATACCCGACAGGGTGAAAGACGGATGCAGCCAACGTTCGGTAGTAGATTGTGGAGTTTGGTATTTGAACAAAACGTAGATACGTTAAAAGACCAAGCAATAAACATTGTTACCGAAGATATTTTTTCATGGATACCAAACGTAACGGTTGTAGATGTTACAGCACAACTATTAACAAATAATCAAAAATCTTCAAATGTGGATATTTATATGTTGAATATTGCTGTGACATTTTTACTTAATATGACCAAGCAGACGGATGTCGTGGTTGTTAATGTAAGTAATATGGTGAAATAATATGGAAAACAAAGAATATATAAAAGAATGTCCTATTTGTGGGAAGGAGATAACATTTTCTCGTAAAAATGCGTTAGTCGCATCTATAAGAGATAATAAGATGTGTAAATCGTGTTCTCTTAGAAAACGTTATTCTGACCCGAAAGAGAGAGAGAAGGCATCGATTGTTCATAAAAAAAGTTATTCTGATGACCCATCTATAAAAGAAAAAATATCTGTTGCTTGTATAAAACGATTTTTTGACCCGAAAGAAAGAGAAAAAACGAGTAGGATTTCAAAAAAAATATGGGCCGATTTAGAATTAAGAAAGAAAGCATCTGATAAAAGTATAAAATTTTATTCCAATCCCGAAGAAGTTAAAAAAATGGGTGCAGCTGTGAAGATTGCATTGAATAATCCCGACATTAAGAAAAAACACAGAGATGCAATAAAAATAGCAATGCGCAGACCAGATGTAAGAAAACGACATATTGAAGCATTAACAAAAGTTAATTATTTGGGAAGAGCAATGGATGTCGGATTCATTGAAATGATAAAATGTTGGAATAAAATGGGGTTTCATTTTCAATCAAATTATCAAATTCACACGGATACCGATTTATTTTATGTAGATGGTTATGATAAAGAAAAAAATGTAGTACTTGAATATGATAGTAAATATCACAATAATTTTACACAAAAACAAAAAGACCTCATAAGACAACAAAAAATAATAGATATTCTAAAACCAAAAAAATTCTGGAGATATGATTCCGTAAATAAAACGTGTAAAAATGTTTTAGAAGAATAAGGATATAAAAATGCCCACCACAACACAAAAATCATTTTTACCAAAAAATAAAGAAGTACGATATCTAAATAAAGATTTTTCCGCATTTAGAGACAATCTTATTAACTTTGCTAAATATTATTTTCCAAATACATACAAAGATTTCACCGACGCGTCGCCGGGAATGTTATTCATTGAAATGGCATCTTATGTTGGTGATGTACTTTCTTATTACACCGATTATATTTTCAAAGAGGGACTCCTTTATAATACTACAGAGAGAAAAAATATCATCGCTTTAGCAAAATATTTGGGTTATAATACTACACCAGCAAAGGGTGCAACAGGAAAAATCAATGTATATCAAGTTTGTCCATCTACTTCTGATGGAGAAGGAAATTACGTCCCCGATGATAGATATCTTTTAAGTATAAAAGAAAACATGGAGGTTTCTAATAATGTAGGAGCAGCTTTTATAACATCCGAACCAATAAATTTTGCTGTAGATACCAATTTATCTCCAAGAATTACTACAGTATATGAAAGAGATGATAATAATGTACCGACGTATTTCATGCTACAGAAGGTTGCTAACATTTGTTCCGGAAAAATAATAACAAAAACATTCACCGTAAATGCAATGCAACCGTTTTTAAGACTTTATCTTGGTGAAACGAATGTTTTAGAGATTATTAGTGTGGTTGATGCAGATAATAATAAATGGTATAATGTGGATTTTCTGGCTCAGGAAATGGTTTTAACTGACGTTCCAAACAATGATGCTTTTCAAGGAACCTTAGCTCAATACAGAGATACCGTCCCATATATTCTTAACTATTTAAAGACTTCACGAAGATATACCATCAATGTTGATGAGAATAATAGAACGTATTTAGAATTTGGCGCTGGAACAGATGGATTTGCTGATGAAATTATCAATTTAAGTTCACAACAGGTTGGAGTAGGTTTATCCAATATTAATAATCTTAATCTATCCCTTGACCCATCCAATTTTCTTAAGAATGATACGTATGGATTAGCTCCACAAAATACTACAATTACTATTACATACACAGTTGGTGGTGGTTATGAGTCAAATTCTCCATCAAATACCATTCTTAATGTAGATTTAGTTGATATGGATAATACCACCGATGGATTATTGCCAGAAGAAGCATCGGTTCTAAACACAGTTCAAACTTCTTTGAGAGTAGTCAATGATGAAGCCACAGTTGGTGGTACAGGACCTGAAAGTGATGAAAATGTTCGTCAAAATGCTATTGCTGCTTTTGCCGCTCAAAACAGAATCGTTACACAAGAAGATTATCTAGCAAGGATTTACGCTTTGCCAGCAAAGTATGGTTCTATAGCTAAAGCACAGGTTATAACTTACAATAGCTTGGATGTGAACCAAAACCAAATATTGGTTGGAACCGTGAGTGAACAGAATGTTGCTACTGTAATCAACAATAATACGCAGAATTATTTTAGAAAGATAGCTTTTGATAGAAGTAATCCGTTTGCTATCAATTTATATGTTTTATCCTATGATCAGAATAAACATCTTACCACTCCAAACGACGCTTTGGTTACTAATCTTCTGACATATTTGAGAAAATATAGAATACTAACTGATGGCATTAACGTTATAGATGGTTATATAATCAATATTGGTGTAGAATTTACAATAACAGTATTTAAAGGGTATAATAAGAAAGATATATTGTTAAACGCTATTACAGCCGTCCAGAATTTCTTTGATATAAACAAATGGGAATTTTCTCAGGCAATAAATCTTAGTAGTTTGAGGTTGGAAATTGCTAAGGTTGAGGGAGTTCAAACTGTACCATCATTAAATATTAAAAATCTTACTCCATTAACAACCAATGGCGGTACATATTCGAATGTTGAATACGACATAGAAGCAGCCACAAAAAATGACATGGTATTTCCGTCATTAGACCCATCGATCTTCGAGGTTAAATATAAAGACCAAGACATCAGGGGTACGGTTCTCTAATTTTATGATATATACAAGAAAATGTAAAACGTGTAATAGAGATATTTTTCATAAAACTGAAAAACTTTATCTTCTTGGTATTGAACGAAATGGAGATTGTAAGAAATGCGCTGCTTCAAAAAATATTCCGGAAGGTATATGGGAAGAGAACGGAATGTGGAATAGAAAATGTCCAACTTGTAATAAAGTAATAAATTACGTTGGTGATAAAGGAAAAGAACGGGTAAAATATGCTCATAAACGATTGTTTGATTGTAAAGAATGTGCATCATTAAAAAGAGGACCAAAAAGCAAGGAAACCAAACAAAAAATATCACAAACTTTAACAGGAAGACATATTTCAAAAGAAATTACAGATAAAGCAGTTGCAAGTAGAAAAAAATTATTAGAAAATCCAGAATATAGAAAAAAATTATCTGTTATTCACGGTGGTAAAAATAATGGAATGTTTGGAAAACATCATAGTTTAGAAACAAGAAAAAAATTGTCGGATATTATTCAAAAAGCAATGGCGAATCCGGAAGTTAAAGAAAGAATGAAAAAAATATTTTCTTCTGTAGAATATAAAAATAATAAATCAAAAGCAATGAAATCACTAATACGTTCTGTGGATCATTGTAAAAATTTAAGATTAGCACACATAGAAAGAATAAAAAATATAAAATGTAATGGTAAGGATTTATCCCCCATATTTAATGTAAATGCTTGTAAAATAATAGATGAATATGGAAAACAAAACGGATATAATTTTCAACACGCAATGAATGGTGGTGAATATTATATTAAGGAATTGGGATATTGGGTAGATGGATATGATAAAGAAAAAAATATAATTTTGGAAGTAGATGAAAAACACCACTTTGATTTGAATGGAAATTTGAAAGAAAAAGATATCAGAAGACAAAAAGAAATTGAGGAATATTTAAAGTGTAAATTTATTCGTTTAACTAATATAAAGGAGAAAGAATAACTTATGCATCATCTAATTTTCCCGGCGCAGGACACATACATAACAAATACGCCAGGGTATGAGGGGCTTAATTTTGGATTGGATGAAATCCTATATGTAGGTACTCAAAACAAAACCATAAGAGTAACTACAATCACTTCATCATATCCTATTGATGGATATGTCACAAACTATTGTGTTGATGGATTTTCTGGCTCTATATACGACGCATCTATATGGGGGTCTGCTTCGTTTGCTTCGGGAAGTATAATTGGTGGAGTTTATCCGTGTTGTCCCGTTATTTTTTCTTCATCGTATTTCGTAGGAACATTAACAGGAAGTTATGCGTCTGCAAGTTTTAGCGCAAGTAATTTCACTGGGAGTTTAACAAATTTCAGTGGAAGTGTAATAGGATTTGTAAATGGATATGTATCGGGAACGTTAGTTACTGATTATTTTTCTATATTTAGTGGGTCTGTGAGTGGTTTTACAGGTAAAATAATTTCAGGATGGGTTGTAGGTTTGGATACTCGTACTGATGTTTATGTAAGACAAGTTAGACAAAATACTTATATTAACAGAGCATTAGTTCAATTTGATATAACATCTATATCACAATCAATTGCTAGTGGTGACATTATCGACCCACATTTTAAATTAAAACTTAATGTAGCAAGAGAATTTGAACTTCCAATTACATATAAGATTTATATTTTTCCAATAGCTGAGAGTTGGGTTATGGGTGATGGATATACTTCAGATCAGGGTTCACAACAAGGAGCTAGTTGGGATTATAGAGATTATTATGGAGGCACATTATGGACAGCTACAGGTTCATCTTATGTTTCATCTTTATCAGCAACACAATCTTTTAATTATCAAGTCGGTGATATTAATGTGGATATTACCAATATAGCTAATGCTTGGCTAAGTGGTACTGTGCCTAATAACGGATTGGTCATAATGAGTAGTGATGAATTTGCACCTACTGGTTCTGGTATGCAATTGTACTTTTTCAGTAAAGATACCAATACAATTTATGAACCCGTATTAGATGTTGGTTGGAGTTCTGGTTCTTGTGGATGGTCTTGGGTAACTGGTAGTGTAACGACAACTAATGTAACTACAAGTCTCATACCAGCAGGAATACAGTCGATAGTATCAGATAGTGGGTCAATTAGTGGTCCTATCTATGGAACGTTTACGGGGGTTGGTAATATACATCTCAGTAATTCTTTCTTTATTACTGGTTCAGAAACTCAATCATTATCATCAGCTTGTGGTGTTATAAATGCTACAGGGTTATCGGGTAATATAATCAGCATGTCCATTTATGGAAGTGTATCTGGTTCTGTTAGCAGTTCTGTAGTAAATGTGTATAGAAGATGTGGAGTATGCCAACCACCATTAGGTGTTAATACTGGTATCTGGTCGGGAAATGACCCGGGTAGTCAAGCTCCAGGTGGTGCTTGGTTTGTGAATCAGTATAGCGGAT